GTCCCTATAGGAACTGTGATTAGTGGAACTGAAGCAGCCAATACATTCTATGGTGACATTGTTCCTAGTCTTTTTATTCACGATCAATATACACCAGAAATTGTAGCAAATACTTTGAAACGACAAAAGATGGTAATTCAAAAAATAAAAGCAGATAATTCTAATTATGGTAAATCTATGGTTGATCCGAGAGCATTTCTTATTCTAGATGACTGTCTATATGATAATTCCTGGATTAGAGATACAAATATTCGCAGTCTTTTTATGAATGGTCGTCACTGGAAAATACTTTTTATTATTACAATGCAGTATGCCTTAGGTGTTCCGCCTAATTTAAGAACAAATATTGATTATGTTTTTATTCTTAGAGAAAATTTTGTATCTAATAGAAAGAGACTCTATGAACACTATGCCGGTATGTTTCCCAGTTATGATATATTTGCACAAGTAATGGATGCTTGCACTGAAAATTATGAATGCCTGGTAATTCATAATAATGCTAAGAGTAACAAATTAGAAGACCAGGTATTCTGGTATAAAGCATCACCACATCCTGAATTCCGTATAGGAGCATCTGATTTCTGGATGGCACACAATAAAAATTATAGACCTGGAGGTGCAGGAACAAGTCCTGAAAATGAAAATGAAGAAATTGTCAATAGTGGTCGCAAACGCGGTCCATTAATTAATGTTAAAAAGGGATTTTAATTTTTACGAGATTTTCTTACTTTACGAGATTTTCTACGTAATGCCCCACCCATTCCAAAAACAGACTTTTTAGATTTTTTAGTAGAAGATTTTCCTTTTGAAGTATTAAATTCTGTAAAAGCGCGTGTCATTGCCTCTTTAATTCTTCTTTTAGTTCTTGGAGAAATAGGTTTACTTGGTTTTTTAGCTGTTTTTCTTTTTCCCCTTTCAACTACTACTTGAGTGTTTCTCATTGAAACATCCATTTCTCTTAATTGTTTTTGTATAGACTGTAACAAAGTAGTTTTTTTCTTGTCTCTTCTTAAACTAGTTTTTAAGTTATTAGCTTCAGCATTTAATTGAGCTTGAATTTTATCTTGTAGTTCAGCATGTAATTTTGATAATTCTTTAGTTAATTTTGAATGTTTTTTATGTAATATTTCATATTGGTCTAATTGGTGTTTAAATAATATTGGTTTTGTAACTGGACGGTCAGTTCTTAACCTATTGTATGTATTTTCAACCCTTGAACCTAGTGGATGAACCTGACTTTCAAGAGTTTTTATTTGTTTAAATAATGTGTTTACCTCTCTACCTAATTTATTAGCACGACTCATTTTATATATAATTATCCTAGAAATTAAACCAAGTTACTAGTTAAATTTCCCCGTGCTCTAATAGGGTCTTCACCTTCAAAAAGGTCATTATAAATAGGTTGGTTGCTAGATATTTCGGTGAATACGTCACGTGGAACAAATCTGTATTCTATTTCACGGTCAGCCTTCTGTGATTTTAAATAAATGTCCATATATCCTATTGTAAGCATAGTTACACCTAGTATAAAAAGAAACAATGTTAATGCTTTCATTATTATAATTCCTATATTTTTTATTCTTCTGGTTCATAAAATTGTGCGTAAATATCACTTTTGAAAGTATTCACCTGAGAATTTATATTATTTTCATTTAACATATCGTGTGCGCTATAAGGAATAGGACGATATTCTACTGAATAAATAGTTTCTCGTTTATTGAAATCGTAGAGTTTATAATTTACTATTGAATAAACTAATAAAATTACAAAGATAGAAATTGCGATAGTCTTCATTTAAATATACTTAGATTTCTTTAACCGCTGGAGTAGCGCCATCTGCCTTGGTGCCATCAGCAGTGGAATTTGCTGGAGCTTCTGCGAATTTAGACTTCATCCAAGGGTCTTCAGTTTCTAATGAATCAACAGTCTGTGAAACCTGTTCAGCATTATCGAGTGACACTTCTGTTTCCTGGCGTTTCTTAGCTTCTTCTGAAGCCAATCTTTCTTTAATAGCATCCTGCTGTTTTTCACGTTTCTGTTCTTCATAAAAGAGATCCTTACGAACTTCATTAGCCTTGTATTCCTTCATTAGAGTGTTAAGTTCTTCTTCTAGGTATTCTTCGTTAGCTACCTTGTCGGCGCAAGGGTCCCATGGTAACCAGTATCCCATCTGTCCAACAAATACGTGGAAACTGCGGTCTTTAGCTTGAAGGCGCTTAGCTCTTCTTTCTGCTTCGCCATAGGTATCGAAAACACCTCTTACTTTGACACCACGAACATTTGTTTTAAAGTCACATTCTTTATTATATTCTTCATCTAATTTTTCGCCGTGTTTGTATTTGAAATCATCATATTTACCCTTGAATCCATCATAGGTTTCGCGAATATAGTTACTGAGTTCTGCCTTAGTTGCTTCTACAAATTTAGTATTAATACCGGCATATTCTTGTTTTGCCTCTTCTGAAGCACCCTCTGGTGGTTTTAATTTCTGGTCTAGGGCAAATTCTACCTCTCCACAAATCTGTGTCATAAAACGATGAAAAAGATAAAATTCCTTTTGTTTTAATACATCTTCAGGAGATACGAATGAAATACAAACGTAGTTTTGACCTCCTATACGGTCATCTACTTCGAGATAATCTTCTTCTGCTGTTGGGATTGTGTTTCTGCTAGTCATTTCTAATGTGGATATTTAAATATATAAAAAAATGCTTTAAGTGATTTAATTTCTAATAATATTATAAATGCGTATTAATCATCGTGAAGTTTTAAGACGTTTAGTGAAATATTTTATTTTAACTTTACTAGTTGCCTATAGTGCTAAAATGATTATAAAAACTAAGGTATCAAATATTGAATCATTTTATATTGGGGTTGTAGCCGCTACAATTTTTGCTGTGTTAGACATGATATCTCCAACAATTTATATAAAAACAAAATAATTATGATAATTCTAAATCTTCTAGGTTGTTACTATATGAAACACTAGTATCGTCTCCTCGTTTTACCTTTTTCTCAAAAAATATCTTTTTTCTAGTATCTTTGTGAATAAATACCTTCACAATATTATAACAAATTTTAAAGAACCCTGGAATGTTTGTGATTACTATTTTTTGAACACAATCTGGATATTTCTCTTCAAAGAAAGGTATTAATTTTTTGAACATACCAGTATCCATATTTTTGATATATGTCTTTTTTAAATCTACATATAACACTATTTCCTGAGTATTATATAATTTTTTTGAAGTGGTAACACAAGTATTCATAGCTTTGTCAATGTATTCAATAAAATCATCGTATTCACCATTCTTTCTTTTTGTAAAATTTCCAGCAAAAATACTAAAAACAACACATTTATTATTGTCGTTTTTTTGGACGTTAATAATTTGACTAAAATCCATATAATTTATCTTAATATAAAAAAATAAAAAATTAAACACTAGGAATAAATTCCCATTTTAAATAATTACAAATATCTTTCCAAATTTGGTCTTGTTGATGTAACTTTTCACGACTTTTCAATAGTATAAAACATTCTGTGAATTCATCTAACTCTAATAATTGAACAAATTTGTGTAGAACATAACTATAACTCAAAAAGTTTTTTCTACTTTTAGGACAAAACTTATGAAATGGAACCTGAATTTCTTTAAACATTCTACGTAATTCTTCCTCTGTTTCTCTAGATATAGTAGGAGGTGGTTCACCATTAAGTCTATTAATTATATGTGGGACGTGTTCATAATACTTATTTTTTTTAAGTTTTTTAAGTATTTCACGTAATTTAGGTGGCGTTAGTGATTTCATATCTTCTATTCTCTCTTTTTTCAACTCTGATATAATTTGATTATATACTTCTTGTGGAATATCAGTAGATTCTTTTGCCTGGAACTGTGCTAACCATTCATTAAAGTGATTGATACGTTTGTATGCAAAATAACTAATTTCTCTAGGTGGTTCTTTGTAACTAGGTTTATCTGAGTCTATTAGTATAAAAGATTCATCACCACATTTATTACATATCATTTTACCTTCACTCATATACAGTGTCTTTTCTACACCACAAATTTCACAATAATCTAATGTTTCATTCTTTTCTATATTAAGATTATCAAAATTTTCGTCTGTTAGCAATAGGTAGTCTTCATACATTTTAGCCTTACTCTTATATTTACTAGGTGATTTTATAGGTAATTCTGGTAAAACCTGTGGTTTGGTTTCTTTAACTGGTTCTTTAATCGTTTCCTTAGCAGGACCAGTATAATCAGAAAAATATTCCATTACAGATTTTTTCGCTACAACTTTTCTTAAGTTTCCTTCCTCTGTTTTTTTCTTTTTTATTTTAGGTGTAACCTTTTCACGCTCTCTAGACTTATTATTATCTGCGTAATTGAATAGTATATTACCTGTGTCTAATAAATAATCTATCTC